TTGTACCATTTCTCAAAAAGTTTGAGTCAACTGTCCGATGCTGCACACAAAATGGCATCAGAGGTGGAAGCGCAACAGTCCACTTCCCCATCTGGCACCAAGAAATCGAAGACATCCTAGTTCTTAAGAACAACAAAGGCACAGAAGATAATCGTGTCCGTAAACTAGATTATTCCATTCAAATCTCCAAGTTGTTCTATGAGCGTTTCATCAAAAACCAAGAAATCTCACTCTTCAGTCCACACGACGTTCCTGGTCTGTATGATGCTTTTGGCACTCCTGGATTTGATGAGTTATACAATGTTTATGAACGAGATGAGTCTATTCCAAGAAAGACTATCGGAGCTCAAGAACTTTTTCTGGACCTCTTGAAAGAAAGAGCAGAAACTGGTAGACTGTATATCATGAACATTGACCACTGCAATTCTCACTCTTCTTTCCTGGATAAAGTTGAGATGAGCAATCTGTGTCAGGAGATTACACTCCCAACCAAACCACTACAACACATTGACGGTGATGGCGAAATTGCTCTCTGCATTCTTAGTGCTATTAACGTTGGAAAAATTAGGGATCTTGAAGATCTTCAAGTTCTTTGTGATTTGTCTGTTAGGAGTCTTGATGAACTCATTGATTTTCAGGGATATCCAGTCAAGGCAGCAGAAATCGCCACAAGGGCACGTCGTTCCCTTGGAATCGGTTATATTGGTCTAGCACATTATCTCGCCAAGCACGGGCATTCATACAACGATCCTGCCGCTTGGAAATCTGTTCATGACCTCACCGAAGCATTCCAGTACTATCTCATTCAGGCAACCGTAAATCTTGCAAAAGAGAAAGGTGCTTGTGAATATTCTCATCGTACCAAGTACGGACAAGGGATTCTTCCAATTGATACATACAAGAAAGATGTTGACGAAATCGTCTCCAACGAATTGAAGTATGATTGGGATAATCTTAGGGAACAGGTTAAGCAGTACGGAGTACGGAACAGCACTCTGTCCGCACAAATGCCTTCGGAGAGCAGTTCCGTTGTGTCAAACGCAACCAATGGAATTGAACCACCTAGAGGATACCTGTCCATTAAGAAGAGTAAGAAAGGACCCCTTAAGCAGATTGTCCCCCAATACCAATCTCTTAAGAACAATTATACGCTTCTGTGGGATATGGAGTCCAATCGTGGTTATATTAATATTGTTGCTGTAATGCAAAAGTTTTTTGACCAGGCAATCAGTGGCAATTGGAGTTATAATCCAACTAACTATCCAGACAATGAGGTTCCAGTGTCCGTGATGGCACAAGACCTTTTGACTACATATAAGTACGGATGGAAAACGTCCTACTATCAAAATACCTACGATATCAAGACTGATGAGGTTGATGAAACCAAAGAAAGTCTTGAAAGTTTAATCTCTCAACTAGAACAAGCCGAGGAGGAAGAGTGTGAGTCTTGTAAGATTTAAGACAAATAAAGAAGAGAGACCTATGGTCGAATCGATGACAGTATTCAACTCAGAAGAAGTTGATACCAAAAAACAACCAATGTTCTTTGGTAAACCTTTGGGAATTCAGAGATATGATTCTTACAAATATCCAATTTTTGATAAACTCACAACTCAACAACTAGGTTATTTCTGGAGACCCGAAGAGGTGTCTCTTCAAAAAGATCGCAGTGACTATCAGTTGCTGCGTCCAGAACAAAAGCACATTTTTACCAGTAATCTGAAATATCAGGTTATGCTTGATTCCGTTCAGGGACGTGGACCTGGTATGGCATTTGCTCCATACTGTTCTCTTCCTGAACTGGAAGCTTGTATGAAAGTGTGGGAATTCATGGAAATGATTCACTCACGCTCCTACACATATATTATCAAAAACGTATACTCCGACCCTTCGGAAGTTTTTGATACCATCCTCAAAGAGGATCGAATTTTGGAGCGTGCAGTGAGTGTGACTCAAGCGTATAATGACTTCATTAATGCTGCCCATCAGTATGATAATACCAATCAATGGCAGCACGCACTAGAAGGAATTTTCTACGCACAAGAGGCAAGATATGAACTCAAACGCAAACTCTTCAGAGCAGTTGCAAACGTTAATATTCTTGAAGGTATTCGCTTTTACGTATCATTCGCTTGCAGTTTTGCTTTTGGCGAACTCAAGCTTATGGAGGGAAGTGCAAAAATCATCTCTCTCATTGCAAGAGACGAAAATCAGCATCTAGTCATCACTCAAAATATCATGAACAAGTGGAAAAGTGGTGATGATCCAGAAATGGCACAGATTGCCAAAGAGGAAGAGCAGTGGGTCTACAAGACCTTTGAGAATGCCGTAAATCAAGAAAAACTTTGGGCAGAATATCTGTTCAAGGATGGTTCAATGATTGGTCTGAATGACAAACTGTTGCAACAGTACGTTGAATGGATTGCAAACCGTAGGATGAAAGCAATCGGACTCAAACCGCTCTATGACATACCAGCAAAGAATAACCCACTTCCTTGGACAGAACATTGGATCTCTTCTAAGGGTCTTCAAGTGGCACCACAAGAAACCGAAGTTGAATCCTACATTGTCGGAGGAATCAAACAAGACGTTAAAGCAGATACCTTCTCAGGGTTCTCTTTGTAAAGGAAACTGCAAATGTAACTGTATAAAAACCGAAGATGCTTTACAAATGTATACGGAGGCAGCAAAATCTGACTCCTATATGTTTGGAGAATATAATGGATATGAAGCATATGGTGACATTCCAGATTAAGAAAAAGGGTCGCCAGACCCTTTTTTTTATAAATAAAAATACGCAATAATTTTATTAAAAAGATGCAATCTGCAGATATTAAATCACTTACCGAAGCATATTATAGTATCTACGCACCCAAAGAAGAGACCGTAGAAATTACGGAAGAACTTCTTGATGAAGCGTTTGATGAACTGGTTGATGAATTTATTGAAGAAGGATACGAAGAAGAAGAAGCACTTGCCGTACTCGAAGAAGCAACCGATGCTTATCTAGAAGAGGCAAAAGTCACTTTTGGAAGTGATACTGCTCCTCTAAGAGCATCTGGTGCTCGTGTAGGTGCTAGAAGAAGATATGGTAAAAGAAAGGCAGGTGAGACACTAAAGGCAGCAGGAGAGAAGGCAAAGTCTGCTGCTGATAGTGCTAAGGGTGCTTATAAGACCGCTAAGGCAGGCGTTCAGATTGCTGGTTCAATTGCCAAGGACGAAGCAAGAAGAGCAGGACGCAAGGCAGCACACGCCGTTACAAGTGCTCCTGGCAAGGCAAAGGCAGCGGTTGACAGAAAGAAGAAAGAAACCAAGAGAGGAATCAAAGGATTCATCAAACGCCAAGCAGAGAAGGTTGTGAAGCGTATGAGTGAAGACACAGAGCAACTTGTAGAAAGACCTGTTGTTCTTCTTCCAGGAAAGCGTGGATATGTTGCTACGGGTCCTATTAACAAAGATGATAAAAAAGTAAGCGGTCTTGGTCCTATCGGAACTTATTCTGCTGCTAAACCTGCATCAAGTGGTGGTAAAAAAACCACGGCAACTATGAGTATGCAAAATAATAGTAATGAATTGGAAGGTGAAGTGATTGAAGGATACGTAAGCGTTGAAGAGGGTGTTATCTACCTTGAGGGCAATCAAGGACCATCAACTCCTGTCAGAATTTACACTTTCCCTGATGGATCAAAGAGAGTTCAACCTTATGTTGGTGGTGGTGGTGCCGTACCCAGAAAAGGTCAAGCATCTTTAAATAAAAAACCAACCACACAAATGGCTGGTTATGAACCAGAAGGTGAGATGGTTGATGAGGCACGCAGAGCAGATAAGGAAGGTTATGCAAAAGGATCCAAAGAAAATCCAAAAAGAAAGGATGTTTCTCATGGTGATCCTTCCCAAAGAACCATGCTTCACTCTAAGTTGAAGAGACGTGCTGATGAAATGGGAAGAGAAAGAAGATCTTCCGCAAGAAATAAAGCAGGTGGAAGAACTCCTGTATCCAAGAAAGAAAAAGCATTCTTGCAAGCGGCAGACAGAACCAGACAGCAGGTTCGTAATCCAAATGTTCCTGATACAGGAAAGCATAAAGTTAAGGAAGGATTCGAAGCACTCCAGGCATCTGTATTGTTCTCTGAGAAAGAACTTGCCAAGATTGCCGAGCAGATGACCACTCAGACTCAAATTCCTCCCGCTGGTGATTCATTTAGACGTGGAACCACTAAACCACCTGCTGCTCCACAACTTCCACCCCCACCATCAGCAACCAAAAAGAAACCAGAACCAAAACTAGGTGCTGGAAGACCAGGATTTGGATATGGTGTTGGAACTGGTCCCTGAGATTAAATTTAAATAAACATTCAGGAGGGGTAAACCCTCCTTTTTTATTATCTAGTAACTGCTTTTTTAACCAAAACGGTTCCTTCTACTGCTCTACTTGTCGTTCCAGCAGGGGAGTTTAGTAGCAAATCATAAAAATATTTTCCTGCCTTAAGATTTGCTGTTGTACTTGCACCAATTGATAATGTAACTTTGCCTGATGTTCTATCGTTTGCAAATCCTACTGTAAAATCGGCAGTTTTTAAAGAAGACTCATATCTTTTCATCTGGGCACATCCACTATACCCAGTTAAATCTTTCAGTGAATTTGATTGTGAGTCTTCTAAAATAAAAGACTGTATGAAATCAGTGCCAGTATAAATTATAAGATTTGTGGTATATGTTGCTGACATTTTTTTAAAATATTTATGGAAGGTCAACCAAAAATGGAGTAATCCAGTCCTCATTACTATTAGTTACTGTTGTAATAGTAATTCCTCTGGCATTGAGTTTCGAAACTAAAAGTTCATATGATGCCTGGACATTTGCTTGTGTCATACTTCCAGATCCATCAATAAAGAGTGCAATGGAAGAACCATCTGGAATACTATCAAGATTGCATATCTTATACCAATCAGTTGCTTGTGTGGCATCTCCATTGTCTCTGTTAACTTGAATAGGACCAAATGTAAGACCATTAGCAGCCTCTCCAACATTGCGTGAAGTATCGTTTACAACAATGACAGGTGTAAATGCCAGTTCTTCACCAGTAATACTATCTTTACGTAAACGAATTATAATTTTTTCTTCACCCTCAGTAAGTCTATCCGATACTAGAACTACATTAAAAGATCCACTATTACTATTGACGGTGACTGTTCCATTAAATGATGCTGGATTGAAATCGGATGCGGTTACAGTTCCTTCTTCTTGGTGAATAGTCCAGTAATATGTTCCATTAGGAATATTGGAACCCGATACGGTTACTGTTAGGGTATTGCCCTCATTTGTTGCTAGTGCCGATGGTGTTAATGTATAAGTAGAAACTACATCATTTACAGTTACTGTAGGACTTGATTGAACTACTGGTCCCGTAACAGAGTTTGTTCTTATGGTCAGGAAGAAGTTTTCTTGCCCTTCATTTAAGAAATCATTTGCAACTGTTCGTGTAATTGTTGCAACACCTGTGGTTGCTCCAGTGCTGACAACGCTTACAGAACCAGTTAGTGAATTATCAGAGAAATCACTTGCCAACATGCTGGTGGTGCTGTTGAAATACAGCGTTGCTCCAGCAGCAACATCAGTTGTATTGATTGTGAAATCTACAGATTGACCTTCATCAATAACTGTTGTCGAAACTCCAACTGTGTATGTTGGTACGTTCGAAGATTGTAAGAGAGCGCCACCAAGTCCTTTAATTGTAAGGACTTTATTGTTGTTGATGGGTATAGTATCATTTAAATTATATGTGGTTCCATCATAGGTAATGCCACCATCTTCACCAACAAATTTAAATGTATATGAAGATTCTCCGATACTTAAAGTGACAGTATCATTTGATAATGCGGGAAGATAAAATAGAGTATCATTAGAAACATCTGTTGATACATTTTCAGTTCCAAAGTTGTTAAATGGTATGACTCTGACATTATCTGTTGTCGATATTCCAGATGCCTTTTCTGTTAAAATGTCATCAATATAAAACTCAGGAATAGTTGTATTTGCAAACTTTGGTTTATTGTATCTTAACCAAGTTTTGAAACTAGTTCTTTGGGATAATGTGGGCTTTGGCATTTAGAATATCCACCTCGCTGCTGCTGCAATTGCTACCATTCCTACTAATAAATCATATGATGCATTGGCAACGCCGTTTAAATTTTGACCAGGGAAGTAATCATCATCTCCAATATCAGGTGTGTCATATGCAACTTCAACTTCAACTACAAAATCTAAACCAGGATTAACCCAAGTTGCATTAACTGTTGCCTTTGATGCACTATCCCACCATTTTTTCCATGTTAACCATTCTGTACCATTTAAGTTGTTGTAATATTCAGTTCCAAAATTTCCTTCATCTTGGTTATACCAATCCATTGCCCTAAAAGCCAATAAATTTTGACTACTACTAACAACGCCAAGTCTACCCCATATTCCGCCATCAACACCACCACAAGGTCCACTCTCTCCAACGCATGTATCTGTTATATAAATTGTATCTGGTATTTTAACCAATCTAGCAAAAGGTCCAACATTGATACTATGCGATGCATCACTATTTTTTTGTGCATAACTTCTCCAAGGTTTGGGATAATTTGTTCCCCCACCAATTGGTATATTGCCATTTGGATCGAACGGTGCATTTATCGGTGCAAATGGTCCCCTAACAAATTCTTCAGCAAATGGATTAGTGACAACTCCACCAGGATTTAATCCCTCACCTTGACTATAGGGTATACTTCTTCTACAAATACCATCCCAAAACAATTTTGGATTTGCTGATTCTAACTCTGAATAGTTCATTTAAGTCAGATATACGTGTAAATCATTGCTAGTTCCACCCCATCCAATTTGAATTGATGCTATTCCTACCACTGCCGTTGTTGGAGTGTTTATGCCAACATTATTATATGAAAAGGTATTTGCGTCTATAATTTTTACAGGAACACCATTTGGATGGGTTGATGTTGATATATTGAAAGATGATGCTATACCAGTATTTAGATTCATAATAACACCCCAATCATCATAGGATGTGGTCATACCATGTGCTAGTGTTGTGGTAACAATAGCAACATTATTTGATCTAGAAATTGATGTTGGAGTGCATACACCAACCGAATCATTCCAATTATTCCACGGTTTTGATGAGTAATCTCTAAATGTAAGATCAGAATCTGTAGTTCCTATTCCAACTTTTTTTAAGCAATTGAAAAATATATTTACTTTTGAAGCAGTGCTCCCAACACCAATAGATGTAGTTCTTTTTGAATTACCATCTAGAATAGAAATTAACATTGCTTTCACAACAGAATCTCTATATTCATGAATTGCTTTAAGATTTGTTAGTTCACCACCAATCTTTGGATCTGTGACATAAGTTGATCCAATTCCAACAACAGGAGATGGAATTCTTCCAATGAATTTAGAAAGTGTTGATCCAGCACCAGACTGTATTGCTGCTGGTGTTATTCCCATAGTATCACTGAACTTATATAAGTTATATGAAACTAATGATGAACCAATACTGATGAAGTCTTTTTCACCTTCTACATCATCTAGATAAGTATCTAGATGTCCTTCTATTGCAATTTTATATCTATCAGTATTCATTTTAGAACCTCACTTTAATTGGAAATGGATTTCCTTGCCCGCTTTCGTGTCCGCCAACAATAAATGATCTACCAATCCTTCCAGCGGCACCACCAAAATTTTCCACTGCTGCTGATCCTTCTACTGCGCCACTTCCGATTTTATGATTAACTTGTGAATGAGTTAATCCTTCATTACGATACATTGATCCATCTTGTTTATTTGTATATGGTTCTCCAGGTGATGATCCATCACTTCTATCAATTTCATATCCATATATGAAATCATAATCATCATGTATAGATTTTATATCTCCATCAGAATTCTTAATTACAATTGTGGTTCCAAGCAATAATTCCAATGTGCTACCATAAGTTCTTACTGTATGTGCAGTATCCCCTGCTTGCATATCAAAATCAAACTGTTGTTGAGATGTAGGTGTAAATTGCACTGTTCTGGGCACTCTTGGTGCATATCTTCTTAGTCCTGTATATCCAGGATCTATAATAGTGCCACCTTTATCAAATACTTCTTGAAGTCCTGTTTTAAGATCTGCTAATTCTTGTGGTGTAAAACTATTTTCTGTTACTTGAGATCCATCACCATTTAAGTAGTTATTCATAAAGTCTGGTATTTTTGCAGTAGCTTTATTTCCCGTAGAAAACCATATTCTTTGTGCAATTAGTCCTAGATTTGTCCAATCTGCAAGTGCAGAATCATCAGAACCAATAAGTGTATTCCATAAATCTTCAAGAAGTGTTGTTGGTGGTTGGTTATTGTTATTGGGAGAATTGCCTGCAGGATCCCCAGTTGCACCATTCATAACTTCATTTATGAGTGCTAATGCAAGTGGTGTTCTAGGAGATCCTCCAATAAGATTTTTGTTAATATTGAATGCAGCTGCCATTTCATCTTTTGTAAATACACATCCAAGCATTTTCATGAATGTTCTTCTTTGTGATGCAGACATTGAATTGAGGAGTGGACTATTTCCAATAATAAAGTCTGTTCCAGGACCAGTTCCACCAGATCGTTGCTTTATAATAAAAGATGCATAAATTAGACCATTTTCTAAAAGTTCTTTTAGAAAATTTTTATCTCTATATGGTTCTTCAAGATAACGTTCAATTTTATCCATCACAACTACTTTATTATTATCAATTTCATATTCGTCAATAATTGCTTGTGCAAGTGCCTTATATTCAACCACAAAGGCATCAACTTCTGTTCCCGAAAAAGGTATATCTGGCCAGTTAAAACTCATCTTATTCGTCTCCTATAAGTCTTCCAGTATTAACGGTAGTTTCATTTAAGAAATTATCGGGGCAGTGTAATGTAGTATATGTATTATTATCAACCAGACTACCAAATCCAGTTCCTAGAGCACTGTCTGTTCCACAACAACCGATTGGAGTTGGTTGTAAAAGATAAAAGGTTCTATTAGGATATGTATTACGGAACTGTTCCCATTTTGTATACATTCCAGAAAATGATTGTGTTCCTGCATTTTCATCAACCACGGCAATACAAAGTCTTTGAGCACTACTGGGAGTTGAGAATGAGCACCCTGTAGATATACCCGCTCTTACATTTATATTACCTTCAAGAATAATATCTTTTTCACCATTTGGTTTGGTGAACATCACGTCATAAACATATCTTCCTGGTTTTAGTTTTGCAGTCGTCCAACTTGGGATTGATAGTTTAATCTTTCCTTCGGTTCGATTTACAAAACCAACAGTAAAACTAACAGCAGTCGAACTTCCCTTGTGCTTTCTTAATTGTGCTTTTGCAGAATAGTTTGTCAAATTTGCGGCAGTACCATCATTAGCAAAGAAGTCATACTCTTGCGAGTAATCCGTTCCTCCATTGATAATAAGATTGTTAGTATAAACTACTGCCATCTTTTTTAACTATTTAGAACCAGTTCTCTAAACGCATCATAATATGAAGTTGGATATGTTGGACCAGAGAATATGTTACTGTCACCCTGAACAAATAAGATTCCGTTACCTATTTTTTCATATACTGACAATACTTTTGTTCCACCTTCAATGGTATAAACGGGAATTCCACCAGTCCACAATACCGAGGCATTGTGGTTTTCTGTTTCTGGAAATCCACTGGCAACTACACTAGGTGCTGTAGAACGATCTGCATTACCAACAAATCCTTGGTCTGTCGATGCCCTAATTTCAGTTCCGAGTAATGTCAGCATTGCATTTATATTGCTCTTATCGGAACAATTTCTTTCAGAAGGACTTCCATTCCACCATTCTGCATTAAACCAAATAACACCACCTAATTCAATATATTGTTTAATCTTAGTCAGAGATGCCGAATCTTCAAGCATATCTCTTGTTGTACTACTTCCAATATCAAAGGTGCTGCATTGATTAAAGTTCACTCCAATATGAACAACACCATACTCTGAAATATCATCAATGGTAATTATGTCTTCTGTTGGTGTTGGACTTGAATTTAAATTTTCGAGAATAATACCTGTTTTGGTAAATGCATAATCGGTTTTTACACATTCACTGATAGGTGTATAGTCTTCTCTTGCATTGAACATTCCCTCAAGAACAATACTCTTTTGATCAGAAGAGTCTGTAAACATTACATCATAAGAATATCTACCAGGTTTTATTTTCTCCGTAACATATCTGTCTAGTGATAGACGAAAATGACCATTAGATCTATCTACAAAGGATACGGTAAATGTTGCGGCAGCACCAACACTCTCTGGATGTTTTCTAACTTCAGACTTTCCAGTATATCCAGTCAGATCTAACGGAGTTCCATCTGCATTATCAAGATAGAAATCTCTGAAAAAATTTGAACCAGTATCGACAGTTATATTGTTAACGTAGACTGCCATATTATAAGTCTTTATTAGATATTTATCAAGGGCTTGACAAAACTCAATTCCGTGAGTAGAGTTGGTTTGTTCCGGTTAAAGGATAAATAATATCTCTATAAGATTATATTATGAGCTATGAGAATCCATGGAGATATGATGGGAAAGTTTTTGACTCTGATGATATTGGGAACTACTTTGGGTTTGTTTATCTCATTACCAATAAGTACAACGGACGATCGTACATTGGTAGAAAGTATTTCTGGTCGTTTAGAAAACCTCCTGGAAAGAAAAGAAAAGTAAAACAAGAATCAGACTGGAAGAAGTATTATGGTTCTTGTCCTGAATTAAAGGAAGATATAAAATTATATAACAAAGAGAATTTCAATAGAGAGATATTGAGTCTTCATGAGACGAAGGGAAACTGCAACTTTGAGGAAACCAAGCAGTTGTTCCTGAATAATGTGTTGTCAGAAGCACTTGACAATGGAATGCCCGCGTACTACAATAGCAATATTCTAGGACGCTACATGCGTAAAGATTATGGTAACTTTAGAACAAACTCTTCAGGAGACTCATGATTGGGTGGTTGATCGAATGCACTCCCTCTGTGAAATTGAAACATATGATGTGCTAGAATCGGTGGAAAACGCTCATGCACTTCAGGCTGAATTTGCCGAATGGTTGAATCCAGAAATTGAAGATCATGACATTTATTCTCTAGAATATCTTGGAGAATAAATCCCTATATAAAAAATGTGCCGTGAGGAGTTTAATTCCTGTAACGGATGTCGAGTTCTACTAATTTAATGCTTAAAAAACTACTTGCTCTTTCTTTGATTACTTCTATTCCTGCTGCTTGTGCTTATCCAAGTATCAGTCAAATTGAAAATCCACCAAAAGTGGATGTTTCTGTAAATGAAGAGAAAGCAGTTCCGATTGAAGTGGTTTCGAAGACTTGGAAGTGCCCAGGATGTAATTACAATGAAAAGTATGTTCTAGAACAACTCCAGGAAAAAACTAGAATTTCTGATCGTAATGCACTTGCTACGATCATGGGAAACATTAAATCTGAAAGTAACTTCCATCCCAACATTTGTGAAGGTGGTGCTCGGGTAAATTATAACCAGTGCCATAGTGGTGGTTATGGTTTGATTCAGTGGACTTCTATTGGTCGTTATAATAACCTTGGTAAGTTTGCTGTTAAGTATGGTTATGACCCTTCTACTCTTGAAGGACAGACTGCTTACATGATTAACGAAAGTGTCTTCCAACGCTACCTTCCCGAATTTGAAGGTCCTGGTAAGACAGTTGATCAGTATATGGTTGCTGCCTATTACTGGTTGGGTTGGGGTATCAAAGGTTATCGTCAACAGTATGCTTACGACTATACTAAAAAAATGATACTAGCATGATTAAATCTGTACTTAAAAAAATTCAAAAAGTTTTTATTCCTAGAAGTGAATTCGAGACACAAACGTCTCTTCTTCATAAAAAGAATATGGCTTATAAAGAACCAGAATCAACGAAACCTTCACCTGGAGTTCCAGCACCAGTTCAAACTCCAGTCGATCCCTGGTTCAATGATGTTCCTCCCGAAACGATTAAAACCGAAAAGCAAATTACCCATGAGGAGATGCTTGAAGAGGCAGCACGTAGGGAAGAAGAGAATCGTAAAAAAGAAACCAAAGAACCAAAAAACATCCATCAAATGATGTATGAGATTGCGACTAAAAACTGGAATACTGTTGCAGAAACTCAAGGTGGTTCTGAAAATTTTCAAGAAGGACCTGGTGGTTGGACTTCTGGCACTGGCATGGGGCAATTTAACAAATGAAAAAAACTCTTCTTTCAATTTTTGGACTGTTGGTCTTAAATAGTAGTGCTGCTTTTGCAGACCCTAAAATAACCAAGGGTTACTACACTATGGATGCAATGGGGTGTATGTTACTCCGCGAATGCACCAAAGATGTCCAGCGAGTCGAAAATATCGATACTATTGCTGATGCTCATCCCAATAGTAATTTTAATATTATTGCTGACGAGTTCGGTAGGATGCTCACTGCCCTCGATAGGATCGGAGTTAAGGTGTTTCTAGCAGATGAAAAATATTTTCCTGTTGGGCACCGTGGTGTTTATCATACTGTAAGTAATAACTTTTTCCTGAATAAAACTTACATGCGACGCCCTGGAACTCTGATGAGTGTTATGCGTCATGAAGGGTGGCACGCTGCACAGGATTGTATGGCAGGTTCTATCAAGAATAATATGATTGCCATCATTCGGAATGAAGAAGACGTGCCTATGCTTTATCGTGAGATGGTAGAACGTACCTATCCACCTCATTCGCGTCCTTGGGAAGCAGAAGCATCTTGGGCAGGTCGTACTGAGAAGATGACCATGGATGCACTCGAATCTTGTGCTCGTGGTACAATGTGGACTGATTATGAACCAACTCCCCTCACCCGTAAGTGGTTGATCGAAAATAAGTACATCACTAAATAATAACATTCAAAATATTTTTTTGAAGACCACCCAAGACAAATTCTTTGATAATCTTTTCGGTTTTATAATGTAGAATTTGTTGTTGGAAACCAGTATTTACATATGACACATTTAACGAGAGATGTGTTAATCAAGACCATCGTTGCCGAAGAAATGGTAGGTTGCGGAGGTACTGATTACGTCAAATTTCTAAAAAGTGCATATCACAAATGGGAACACGAATCAAGCGAAACGCTTTGTAAAAAATACAACAAAATAAACAACACACAAATTAGCGTAGAGGTTCTTGATCCATAAATACAAGAGCCTTACTCTCTACAAATGCTCGGAAACAAATCCAAAGCAAAGGTAGAAGAGAAAGACGACCAGCATGAAGATAAAAGTGAAGTTCTTGGTAATCTAGTGAAAGTTGTAGTACTTATTTGGTCTGCCTCTCTTCTCACTTTCAGTTACGTTAGACTTCCTAATGGTCAAAAGATTCTTGATTTTGACCCTACTTTTATTGCATCGGTATTTTCTGGTTCATTAGCTGCATTCGGATTAAGTCCTGCTAAGGCAGGTGGTGGTAATGGAAATGGTAAAGCAGTAGCAAAGAAAGAACCAGAGGTTGTATCTGCGGTTGAACCAAAGGATAAACCACAATAATCCATCGCTTTTAAGATAATGGCATTATGGAACAAGGATGTAAAACCAGAAGTTACTGAACAAGTCACTCCACAAGAACCGAAAAAGTCACCTCGCAAGTTTCCTGTTAAAGGTATTGCGATTACTCTGGGTGCTCTTGTTGGTGTTGCTCATATTGGAGTCCTTGGTCATCTATTGAATGCCACTCGTCCACAATATCCCGTCATTAATTTTCCTAGTGGTGATTATTCTTCTTATGAAGTAGAGGCAAATAAAGACGGGTATAAAATTAAGTTTAAAGCAAACGACCCTGCTATTCTAAACTCCGAAAGATCCCTTCAACTTGATCAAGAGAAGAGAGGATTCTTTGGTGGTGGCACAACTCGTAGAAGAGAGTATCGTGTAGACCAATATACAATGGACGGTGCTAGAAACCTAGGAGGTGGGGCATTTGACCCCGAGGGAAAGTTAGGTGTGAAAAGCGAAGAGTGCATACGGGCGGACGCTGGCGCACGGTCTCAAGGTGCGATGGCAGGGACAGCAATTAGTGCTGGTCTGATTGTCCCAGCAGTCACTAGCATTCCTTATGTTGGATGGTTGGCAGGTGGTTGGGCACTTCTTCTTGGGCAGAAGGTTGGTTCTGATATTGGTTCAGAGGTTGGTAGTGCATTTAATGACTGCTAATGAACTTATTTCTCAAACCTCTTGCCGATATTAATGACCCTGTTTGGTCTGTAATTATACTATTGGGATGTGGACTTGCATTCACAATGTACTGTGTCGTCTATATACTTCGTATGTCTTTCTCTGAAATGAGCGATGAGCGACCTGACGAATAAGGATGCCGAACAGGATTCTAAACTTGCTGTTCTAGAAAGTAGAGTAGAAAGTTTTAGGGAAAGAGTTATTAGTTTAGAGGAACGTATGAAAGAAGTTCCTCAAATGAGTGAGTTGGATTCTTTTGCAAGTCGTATTGAAAAACAAAATGATGACCTTAAGAATAGGGTCAGACAACTAGAACGTTGGGTATGGGGTGCTGCTGCAGTCATTGCTGTTGGTGCTTTTGTGATTGGTATTGCAGCAAACGCACAGGAGGTAAATCATGGGAGCAATGACCCCACCAAGTCGGAAGAGTTGTTACAACTTCCGAGTTATAGAAATTAATCGTGTTGTCGATGGTGATACTATTGACGTTACTATTGATCTCGGGTTTGATCTATACAAGAAAGAAAGAGTTAGAGTTGCAGGAGTTGATACGCCTGAGAAAAGAACAAGAGATGATGAAGAGAAAGCATTAGGTTATGATGCAACAAATTGGTTAAAAGAAAAATTAGAAGGAGCAATTAGTGGTGATGATGACCTTATTATTCGTACTGAACTTGTCGGTGGCATGGGTAAGTATGGTCGTTTACTTGGGTGGTTGTACATTGGTGACGCAGAAGTCTCTCTCAACGAACAAATGATTACTGAAGGGTATGCCTGGGCATACGATGGTGGCACCAAACAAAAGAATTTTGAGGAACTGCGTGAAATTCGTCGTGCTCATGGCACATTGGTTGAATGATTTCAACTCTTTATGTACTGCTACTTCTTTTCCTTTTAACATCAGGGATGATGGCAGTGGGAAACAAAACATCAATCAATAGGAAATACTAAAATGCAAAAGTTAGTCAACGTAGTCGCACTACTTTCAGGTCTTGTATCACTTTCAGTCGTTGGTGGTGGAGCATATCTCTATCTCAATAAGGATGCAATGATTGAAGATGTAAGAGTAAAGGCAACAGAAGAAATCACAAAGGCAATCACAGAAGCACTTCCTGGAATGATTGATAGTGCTATGCCGGAGGTTCCTGAGTTACCAAAAGAAACTGGTGGTGTGTTGCCTTTCTGACAATTTGATGAGAAATGTTAAATAACAATAATATTACTGCTCTTTTCAATGACTAGATCTGTACCTAGAAAAAAACAAAAAGATAATCAAGATAAGTTCTTCTTGTATGTTATTTTTTTTCATCTCTTCACTGCCATTTCTAACATCTTTAAAGATTGATGCCTGAAATTCGTGATATAAAAATAAATGAAATAAGTATTCCTCCAGTTAGAAGTATCTTTACTGGACCACCACAAGCAATACCAAATTCACCACCAGTCACTGTCACAATAGGTTCTCCTATTGTTGATATTCCAGGATGTGTAGAGTTTAATCCTAATGGTCCTGGATTAGTTGATAGTGATCCAGCAGGTAATAGAGTGTTGTGTGATGGTAATATACCATCATTTAATCCAATTGAGTATGAACCAAATCAGGCAATTATGTCTGGACCTCCCGAACCTATTCCTTCTTATGATGAGACATCAAAACCTTTAACAACACCACCAATATTAGATATACCATCAGGGGCACCTCCGGATACTGCTATTGTGGATAAGAAAGAAGAAAAATCAATAGAAGTAGTAGAGGATCCAACATTCGTGGAGCAGTATCTGCCATCAGCACAAGAAGTTACTACGACAGTTATTATTGCTGCTACAGCAGCTTCTGCAGCAGTGTTTGGTAAACCAATAGCAGATTTTTTACTTAAGTTAATTAAACCTACTGTTAGAAAAGTAATTCAGAAAGTAAAGGATAAGGTAGGTGTTACTCCTGAGGTGCTGTCTGTGAGGGAGAGACGCCAGTTGCAGAGGGACTTGAGGAAGTAGGAATAGAATGACGGTGCGGAGCAATCGCATTCTTATTCATCACTGTTACATCGGCACAAATCTTTGCCATCTCTGTGCCGGGAGTGAACATAATCCCCTCCTTCATTAGATTTCCACAATTCTTAAGTCTTGCCAATTCAAAATCCAATCTCTTATTAGCAGTGAGTTGTTGCTGTAAAGCAATCTGTGTTGCTGCTGCTTTCTTACACTGATCTTGTAGTTTTTGATCCAGTGGTTTACTCCATGTAGCAGAGAATCCAACACTCAAATTATAATTATCTTTTTGTCCTGTTCTTGTACGTTTGTAGAATACTACATCACCAGGATTATCTAAAATACCATCACCAATAGGGTTGCCATTCTCATCAAAGGCACCAAAGTTATCTGTGACATCATATACTGGGTCATTATAATAAGGTTCATATGGTCTGGCAGATGATACACTGCCCGTTACATATGGGGTGAAGTTTAGAGTAGGTCCCTGACACTGGATCCCACCGCCGTAAGTGTTTGTGATGTATGGACCCTGTAAAACCTGTATTGCCTGATTAGTAACAGAACCTGAAGAGTTAGCAACAGGATTAGCTGTGGCGCTAACACCACCCACAGTATTAGCCAATGCTTGAGATGGTGATAATACACTTAAAATTATTGAGAAAAAATAGAGGTGGTATCGGTTATGCTTTCTATTATTGTTTCTCTTTGAATAATCGTCTGGTTTTGTAGTCCTGGTCCTTGATAGGATTCTGTGAATTGAAATGCTGCTCCAGGATTTGATTGTTTCCAGGTTTGATTTCCTTGTAATCCTGTCCATGTCGAAGTCACTCCGTCTATAGTATTAGTTCCCGCAGTTGATGGGGTTAAATTGATTGTTCCACTCGCAGTTTCTACATTACTTCCGGTTACAGAATATTGATAACCAGTAGAGTAATCCATCGAGTTAATGGTTTCTGTAATCTTTTGTGTCGTTTCGGTATGACTCGTCATAGAGCCTTGGGTAAAGTTAGGCACGACTGGGACAGCTTGTGCTGCTCCATGTGCCATACCAAGAATCAATCCGAGACCGATTGCTTCTTGTAGTCTTGTCATCAGTCAAAAATAGATACTTCAGATACAAATTGTCCGATAGCAGATGTGCCAGCACCACCAGCACCTACAGTGATAGCACCATCTGTTGTGATAGTACCAGTAGGAGTACCAGTTCCAGCAGCAGTAGAGGTAAGATCGCCAAAGTTAGCAACATCACCAACACTTACAGCAGCAGAAGGAATAGCATCACCAGCAGTAAAGGAGTTTGAGAAACTGAATGTAGTACCATCAGTTGTTTGATATGCTGTAGGAACAGAACCAGGAGCAACACCGCTGGAAAGAGTTCCAAGACCACCTACAGAATAATCGGCAGATGCTTTTGAACCACCACCAACATCGAGAGTTACACCATTACCGGATACAGAGTAGGAGTTTCCAACTCTTACTGCTCTGGTAGCAGCAGCATCAACCGTTAGTTGAACACTAGATGAAAGTTTATGTGTAAGGGCACCGGCATTTGCTGCTGTACCTGTCATCAATAACATTCCAAAAGCAATTAATGCTTTTTTCATTTGAAGGATTATATGTATAACTGAGATTATTTATGATTCTGATTAGCATAAATAAAATGAATTCATAAAATTGAAATGAACGAACAACAAAATCATTTAACAC